CTGGTACAGGTAAGACATTTATTACCTTGTATAATGCTCTAAAAGATGTTCTTGATGAAAAAACTCCTTATGAGAAAATCTATATTGTAAGGTCTCTTGTTGCAACTCGTGAGATTGGTTTCCTTCCTGGAGACCATGAAGATAAGTCTTCTCTTTACCAAATTCCCTATAAGAATATGGTGAAGTATATGTTTGAGTTGCCTGATGAAGCATCGTTCGAAATGCTATATGGAAACCTCAAAACTCAAGGAACGATTAGTTTTTGGAGTACTTCTTTTATTAGGGGAACTACTCTGGACAATGCAATCATTATTGTAGATGAGTTTCAGAATCTAAACTTTCACGAACTTGATAGTATCATTACTCGTGTTGGTGAAAATTCTAAGATTATGTTCTGTGGTGATGCCACTCAATCTGACTTAGTTAAAACAAACGAAAAGAATGGTATTATTGATTTTATGAAGATTCTCCGTGTAATGCCTTCAATTGATATTGTTGAATTTGGTGTAGGAGATATTGTCCGCTCTGGATTTGTTAAAGAGTATATTATTGCAAAAATGGAATCTGGTCTATGAGTTTTATTCATCATAATTATCTGGGTGACATTGAACTAGAATGTAAAACTACAGAAAGCATCCGTCTCTATAACCTACCCAATGGAGAATGGGTGCCTTCTATTACTTCTGTAACTTCTTTTTATAACAAGGACATCTTTGTTAAGTGGAGACAAAGAGTTGGTCTTGAAGAAGCAAACCGTATTACTAAAAGAGCAACTGCAAGAGGAACAGATTTTCACCAAGTCTGTCAGGATTATTTGGAAAACAAGGAATTGGATTGGAACAATTACCAACCAATGACAAAGATTATGTTCATTCATGCTAAGCCTTATCTTGATAAGATAAATAATATTCATGCAATTGAAAGGACTTTATACTCAGAATATTTTGGACTCGCTGGAAGAGTTGATTGTATTGCTGAATATGAAGGAGAACTTGCAGTTATAGACTTTAAGACATCGGATAAGATTAAACCTGAAGAGTGGATTGAAAATTACTTTGTTCAAGAAACATTTTATGCTGCTGCCTATTACGAACTAACGGATATTGCTCCAGTTAAATTGATTACTTTAATGGTTACTCCTAGTGGTGAAGTTAAAGTATTTGACAAAAGGAACAAAGGCGATTATATTAAGTTATTAGTTCGGTATATCAAAAAATTTGTACATCACAATACTGGGTCAGATGGAGAATGAACTAGAAAAGGTACTGGAAAGTAAATTCTTTTGCCCGTCAAGATTCGCTCAAGAGATTGAAAATCTTGTTCAAATTAATGGGGATATGAGTTACATTGATGCAATCATTCACTTTTGTGAACTGAATAGTATTGATGTGGAGTCAGTCCCTAAACTTATTTCTAAACCTCTTAAGGAAAAGATTAAGTACGAAGCAATGGAACTTAATTTTCTCAAGAGAAGTTCCAGGGCAAAATTACCCCTCTAATTCATTTTAGGGGCGAAATTTTTCCCGGCAAAAAATCACTATATTACTTTTTTAATGATGCCCTTTGATGCCTATCGCGAATATCTTGCTCTAAAGAATCACTTTACAAAAGATTCTTATGACTATCATAAGTACTGCGGTAAAAGTAGAGCAACTCTTCAATCTTTCTATAAGCGTAAAGATCGTTTCTGGTTTGAAAAGGTTACTCGCCAAAAGACCGATAAAGAAATCGTAGAATTCTTTGTTGCAAATTTTGTATCTTGTAATGATCCAGAATCTCTTTGGATTGGAGAGATTATGAAAGAAGGGGAAACAAGATATAAGGAATGGCAGAAGAAAGTTCAATCATTATCTTATGTCTTTAAGGAAGAAACTCAAAAGATATTTGAAGAAAATAAGTTTGAGGAAGTCTTTGATTGTTCAAAAGGACACCCACCACTTCTTAAAAAATTCCTGAGCGGGAAGATTTCTCTAGAGACACTGGTGATTTGTGATAGAATCTTCCAGTACGGTAATAACTTTGATAAGAAACTCAAAGACCCAGTATGGGAAACCGTCAGTCGTAGAATTAAAAAGTACAACCCTTTTCTAAATATTGATGTATTTCGTTATAGGAAGATTTTGAAAGAAGTAATTTTAGGAGATTCATGAGTTTCTTTAATTCTGAAATTGTTCGTGCAGAGATGGCAGAAATATCCGAACTGCAAGAGGAAGTTTATGGAAGTGTCTTTAAATTTCCCACAATGACAACTGATGATAAAATTCGTCATGTTAATCTTTTAGATAAACTTCTAAGTAAACAGCAAGTTCTTTATACTCGCTTAAGTCTTTCTGATGACCCTGAAGCAATTGAAATGAAAGAACGCATTACGCAATCTGCAATTATGATGGGTATGCCACCAGGCACTGATATGAATATCATCTTGAACAATATGTCCAAGATGCTTGAAGTAATGAAAGAACAGATTGACAAAACTGGTTCTGACAAGTAGAATAACGAAGTACCAAAAGCCAAATCCAATTAATCCGAGGTATACAAATGTCTTTTTCTGATCTCAAAAAACAATCCAAACTGGGTTCCCTCACTTCCAAACTGGTAAAGGAAGTTGAGAAGATGAGCACTACTTCTGGTGGTGCTGATGAGCGTCTCTGGAAACCCGAGATGGATAAAACTGGTAACGGATTCGCAGTGATTCGTTTCCTGCCCGCCCCTGAAGGTGAAGAACTTCCCTGGGCAAAGATGTATTCTCACGCTTTCCAAGGTCCTGGTGGTTGGTATATTGAGAACTCTCTCACCACCATTGGAGGTAAAGATCCTCTTGGTGAATACAACCGCGAACTGTGGAACACTGGCACTGAATCAAATAAAGAAACTGTCCGTAAGCAGAAGCGTAAACTGTCTTACTACTCCAACATCTATGTTGTAAAGGATCCCGTAAATCCTGCAAATGAAGGTAAAGTCTTCCTGTTTAAGTATGGTAAGAAAATCTTTGATAAGGTTATGGAAGCTATGCAACCTGAGTTTGAAGATGAGACTCCTATCAATCCCTTTGACTTCTGGCAAGGTGCAAACTTCAAACTGAAGATTGTCAAGAAAGATGGTTACTGGAACTATGATAAGTCTGAGTTTGGTCCTGTAGAACCCCTACTGGATGACGATGATGCTCTGGAAGCACTTTGGAAGAAAGAGTATTCTCTTGCTGCAGTAACTGCTCCTGACCAATTCAAGTCTTATGAAGATCTTGAGCGTCGTCTGAAGATGGTTCTGGGTCAGAAAGTTGCTCCTGCACAGTCTCGTGCTGTTGTTGAGCAAGAGGATGATTACGAGTCCTATTCAGTAACTCCTACTGCAGAAAGTCGTGTCGTAGAAGAACTGGAGCAGTCCTATGCTCGTTCTAAGTCTCCTTCACTTCCTGTAGTTACTAAGGAAGTTGATGATGATGAAGATGATGCTCTTTCCTATTTCCAAAAATTGGCGGAAGAGTGATTAACTAGTTAAACGGATATTATCTGCTCTCTTAAGGGTCTCGCTAACATACTGCGAAGACCCTTTTTTGTATTGCATATTATCATTCATATCATCAAGAATAATATTTAAGTACGTAGATTTGAGAAGGTAGATATTTCTTTTATCATTATTCAATCTTTCTTCATACTCATAATTGGTGACAGGCACTGCAATATTTCCACTATCAACTTGATTGTCAATAAAGTAATCATAATAACTTACTGAATAGTCTGAAGAGACTTGGAGACCTGCAGGAACAATGACTACTCCTTGACTATTTTTTACTTCGGTTGTTTCGTAGTGATGTATTCCATTGTAGACTGAATTATAAACATCTTCTTCAGTATAATCATCTTGTTGCATATACTTGTTAAAAAGACAATCATCAAATGAATTTTGTGTTAATGGCCATTCTGATTGAATATTTACAATATTATTTGATAGAAGAACTACCCAATCTAATGTTGAATCTCCATAGACTTCAAATGCAACATTATCAGGTCTGTTATCTCCAAGAATCTTGTATTTCTCAAAGAATGCTAAGTTCTGAAAAATATCTTCTCTTAATTTTCCTTTCTTGAAAAGATTTTTTACTTGAATATAGTCTCCTATCTTAGCATTTGGAAGTCTGCTAACATAATCAAGATTTGGAACTTGACGGAAATATGGATTTGCCATTTTAGTAACCTATGTTTGAATCTGATTTACCATTATCAGCGTCAGTGTAATCATCATTAAAGATTGGCTCAAGTTCTTGGAATTGTAATTGCATCTCATAAGAAGTCATTGATTTTTCAGTAGCATAAGTCATGTACTGTCCATCAGGAGTGTAATTAACATTGCATTGAGTTAATGCACACTCCTTAAATTTATTTAAGTATGGGTGTGAATTTTGACCACTAGTTAGGTATTCTATACCAAAAGTATTTGGTGCTCTTAGAAGAAGAATGGATTGACTTCTTTGAACTGACATTGCCTGTTTGAAGTATCTGATAATAGTTCTAACTATCTTTGCTTCACTTTCACTTCTTGGTGATAACCTAAATGAGAAACTAAAGGTTCTCAATGATGGTCCACTGAATAATAGTTCTGAGTTTGGGTTTAAGACCTGCCCATATGCTCTTGAAAGAACATTTGTATTGGTTACTGCTTGGGCAGTTTTTACTGCAACGATTGATGCAAGAGTTTTTGAATCAGTATCACTCAATGCACCAAGTGTTTCTTTTGCCGATGCAACACCCGCATCTTTGCCCTTAGAGACAAATTGTGTAATGAAGTCTGAAATTCCTGCAGTTGCAAGATCTAGATCATCTTTTTGCCAATCGGCAGTATTCGAATCACTAATTCCTGCAGGGACGGGAAGAACAATTGTTCCTATTGGAGTTTTTTTGTTTAGTCTTCTTCTCTCTCTATTTTCTACAAGACCCAATCCCCTTGGATCATATTTAAATATGCTAAATTTTATACAATCTTGGTGTTCTAATTGAAGATTTTCTGGATATTTTAATATAGTTGTTCCATTGTAATTTTCTCTTGTTCCTTCCGCAGGACCTTTATTAACTTCGTTCTCTGTCTCCTCAAAGTTTTTTGATTGTTCATCTTTTTTCGGCAATTCCGCAACATTTCCAACTCCCAATTGTTCTTGTTGAGGTTTGCTTGCTTCTGCTTTTTGTGCAGATGTTTGCCCAGCTTGTCTAGATCCTGTATATAATGATCCTCCAGGTTTTAATGCTTTAATTTGTTCTGCTGTTAAAATTTCCTGTTTAAGTGGAACTAGATTAGATTTTCCACCAGAAGAGGGATCGTACCAATTTCTTCCACCATCAAAAGAAACTGCAAGAGCCCTTTCTGTTTTTCCACTTCTTGCAGTTACAGTATCTTGTAATGTCAATTTTGACGCAATAATATTACCATCTTTATCTACATTCGCATCAGTTTTTACTGTGTAATTGGTTACAGTATTTCCAACTTTTACTCGAAAGGGGTCGCTTGTATATCCTTTGGCACCAGGAGAAGAACCATCTTTAAAACTATAACTCGTTGCTGGCATTAAGATACCTCCCCAGAAGAGAGGATGTTTAGAATATGTTGTCTTATTGTTCTAAACATTGACACATAGTTTTTATTTATTTAGACGAAATTTTGCATAAGGTATTGAGAGTAATTCATCAAGTTCTTCATATTTAACAACATGAAGTTTTCCTGCAATTTCTTCCCAAGTATAGTTTCTAGATTTTCTCCAATGAAAATTGATTGCCTTAAATCCCCATTTTTGTAACTCCATGCAGGCAATTAGTGGGTGCTGGTCATATCTAATATTTGGTGTTTTTGGATTGTATATAAAGGTATAGAATTTTCCTGGTTCTGGATATAAAACTTCTTCCTTAAGAACATCCATGATGATGAGCATTAAGTCTTCTGGATCTTTTGTATTTGCTTTATCAATTCTTTTTTTAAGTTCTCTGACTCTTGGAGTAGATCCAACATACTGTCCAAATCCTTGTGCCATTACTTGATGCCTAATTCGTTTTCGGTTATCACCTTAAACTCCAATCTCCTATCTTCGCACCATTCAACTGCAGCTTTCCACTTTGCCTGGTTGACTGCATATGTTTTTGCTTCATAAAGATATGATTTAGTCACTCTTGTTTTTTTCTTTGGAGGTTCCGTTTGTCTTTTTGGTTTGACTTCAATCACATATGTTTTAATCTGTCCAGTACTTTCTTTTACTTTAATTATAAAGTCTGGAAAATATCTATGAACCCTATTATCAACTGGAGAAAGATATGGAATCCAAAATTCTTCACTTCCCCATTCAATAATATTTTCGTTTAAATCGCACCAATGACAAAATCGTCTTTCCCAACTACTTCTGCATATGATATTATTAGGATCACCTTTATACTTTTGTGGAAATGATGGTTTGTATTTGCTTTTAATACTTTCTGCCATTATCCTTACTACATAATATAACGGATCAAAAAGTATTTATAGATGCCTACTAATAGGACAGTAGACCAAATTAAGGCAAACCTTCTACAACCTGCTCTTACCTCTCATTTTGAGGTAAGTATTCCAAGACCTGGTGGATTAACGTCAGATTATTTGTCGAGTAATGGAGTCAAGTATGATCAAATCAAATTAAATTTATTGTGTTCTGAGGCTTCTCTTCCTGGGTCAAGTCTAGCAACTCACGAAATCAATAATGATTTTACAGGAGTAACTGAAAGACATGTATATAGAAGATTATATGATGATAGAATTGATTTAAGTTTTTATGTTGATGCAGAAAATTATCTTCCTATCAGATACTTTGAAACCTGGATGAAATATATTGTTGGGGAAAATATTTCAGAAAAAGAAGGTGGTAGAGTGGGAACAACTGGTAGTAATTATTTTTATAGAATGAACTATCCTGAGGGAACTGGTGGAAAAAATCCAAGTGGTGGATATGTTGCTGATGGAATGAAAGTTACAAAATTTGAAAGAACTGGTAAAAACTCAAACTATACTGTATCTTACGATACTGCTTCCTTATTAAAATGTACAGTTTCTCTTACATATCTTAGATATGTTGTAAATCCTGTCATTACCCCAAATACTAATGTAAATGGATCAAGTCCACAACAACTTGCGGCAGCAAATAGTTTAATATTCAATCAATCTGTATTTACAAATCCACAGATTATTCCAAACCAAACAATTGGTGGAGTTTCTTTGTCAGCATCTCAGTTATCTGGAAATTCTATTAATTTGCAACAGGCAGCAAATCTTAATCTTTGATTTTGAGAATAAATAATCATACCTGAAATTTTCTATAGGACATTATGCCTTTACCAAAGATTAGTACGCCAATTTATCAACTTGAATTGCCATCAACAGGGGAAACAGTTCAATACAGACCATTTCTAGTAAAAGAAGAAAAGGTACTAGTAATTGCTTTAGAGAGTGAAGATACTAAGCAAATTACTACTGCTATTAAGACAGTAATTAAAAATTGCATTATCACAAAAGGTGTTAAGGTAGAATCTCTTCCTACTTTTGATATTGAATATTTGTTCTTAAATATTCGTGGAAAGTCGGTAGGAGAAGAAATCGAAGTTAATGTTATTTGTCCTGACGACGAAGAAACTAATGTTGCCGTCAGTATCAATCTAGACGACATTAAAGTTCAAAAGGAAGAAACTCATACAAATAAAATTAAAGTAGATCCTACTATTATAATGGAAATGAAGTATCCTTCATTGGATCAATTTATTAAGACTAATTTTGATTTTAAAAATGATAATGCAATGGATCAATCATTTGAATTGATTGCATCTTGTATTGATAAAATTTATACTGAAGATGAAGTGTGGGCAGCATCTGATGTAACTAAAAAAGAACTTCTTGAATTTTTAGAGCAGATGAATTCTGCTCAGTTCAAAGAAATTGAAAAATTCTTTGAAACAATGCCAAGACTTTCTCATAAAATTACAGTTACAAATCCAAAAACTAAAGTAGAGAGTGAAGTAGTTCTAGAAGGGTTAGCATCTTTTTTCGCATAGCACTGGTCCATATGGACCTTGAGAACTACTTCAGACTTAACTTTGCTTTAATGCAGTATCATAAATACTCATTAACAGAGATTGAAAATATGATTCCTTGGGAAAGGGATGTTTATGTTGAATTATTGAAGCAACATCTGGAAGAAGAGAAACTCAAACAACAAGCAAATGGCGGTCAATCCTTCTAAAATTAGTTCTCTAGTTCTCTCTAATGGGAAGAAGGTATCTACTGAAAAAATTGATGAAAGGATTTTAGAACTGCTTGGTCTTCAGGATGAATATGAATTGTCCTATGATGAATATTCTGGACATTTAAAAGAAGCAATGGTTGCTTCCAGAATGTCTAAAACTAGATATTCAACCTTGGAAACAGAATTAATCACAAATGAATGGAAGAGAGTAAAATCAAAGAAAGGTAGATTTAAACCAAAAAAAATTAGTGTAGAAAGTTTTAAAAAAGGAAGTGCTGTAGGAATCCAATTAGGAAAACAAAAATTACTTAAGGGAATATCAACTAAAAGATTGGCATTGCCTTCAGCGATTGATAATATGTCTGGGGCAAATGATATTAATAATATTAAAAATGCTCTATCTCAAATCATTGCCAATTTAACAGAACAGAATAAAATTCAGAAAAAGATATTAGAAAGAGAAAGAATACAGAGTGAAAAGGAAAAAAGAGCAGGAGCAGAAGCACTTTTAGAAAAAGGATTTACTAAGGCACTTGGTGCAGCACAAAAGATGTTGGCACCTATCAAGTCATTACTTGATAAAATTATTGATGCAATCATTGCTATTTTTATTGGAAGGTCTATTGTAAAACTAATTGAATGGTTTGGTAATAAAGATAATCAAGAAAAAGTCAAGAGCATCTTTAAGTTTCTTGGTGAACATTGGCCAAAACTACTTGCACTGTATCTAAGATTTGGAACAGGTCTTGGTAAATTTATTGGAGGTTTATCTTCACTTCTAATCAGGGGAACTTTAAGACTTGTTCAAGCAGCAGCAGGATTGGCAGCAAGAGCAGGATTGAGAGGTGCTGGTAAGGTTGCAGGATTCCTTGGCGGTAGAGGTGGGAAACTATTAGGTGCTGGATTAGAAATTGGTACAGCAGTTGCCGGTACTATGGCACTGAGTAAAGGCATTGAAGATTTTGGTGGAGTTAAATTTGCTGGTGGTGGACTTGCAAACTTTAAAAAATTATTTGGATTTTTTGGTGGTGGTACAAGACCTGGATACATCAGTGGACAAAAGGGTGTAGATAAAATTCCCGCAATGTTGAGTGATGGTGAATTTGTTATGTCGCGTGGTGCTGTCCAGAAGTACGGTACAAGCACTTTAGAGGCAATGAATGCTTCTGGTGGAGGAACAAACAGACCAAGAATGATTACTGGAACAACTTATGCTGCAGGTGGTGGGCAGATTGGAACTCGTAGTGTTGATCCTCCATTGGGCGGAAATGAAAAAATTGCATACAATCAACTCAAATTAAATTTCCCATCAGCAAAACCTTATCATATTGCTGCTGCTCTTGGCAATTTCTCAATTGAGGCACCTGGATTAAAACCAAATACTGCTCAAGACGGTGGAGGTCCTGGTAGAGGAGTGGCACAATGGGAAACTCCTGGAAGATGGGATACTGCAGTAAAGAGATATGGTCCTGGAGTTTTTAATAACCTGAAGCAACAAATGGATTATGTTAAGTATGAAATGGATACTGGCAATCCAGACTCTCAAGGAAGACCTCAACTTCCTTGGGGAAGAGAAACGAAGAGTGCTTGGTTAGGTTCAAAAAATTTAAGTGAAGCAACCAAGAATTTTATGCTTGGATATGAAGCACCAAGCGTACCGCACGAATCTGCAAGAATGGCAGCGGCTAAAAGAATATTAAATTCAAGTTCATCTGCAAATATTGCATCAAAACCAAAACCAAAAGGTCAGCAACCAAATATTCTGCAGAAAGTTGGAACTGGTATTGCATCTATGTTTGGATTAAATCAACCAGCAAAAGCAGAACCAGTTTCCAAACCTAAACCAAGATTTGCAGGTGGACTTTCTCCAGATTCTTCTCAGAGAAAGTCATCATCAATTCCAACAATGACTTTCTCTGCTTCAAAATCTAGATCATCTCAAAGAAATATTTCTGCACCAACTAATTTTATGCCAGAAATAGTTTATGAAGTTGCTGTTCCAAGTTCAACAAAACCATCTGTAGGTGGTCTTGGTGGTTCTCCTCAAGTACCATCATTTAGTAATGTTCATGCATCTAATAATGCAGTCAGAAATGCAAAGATATATGGAGTAAGATAAGTAAATGGAACCAAAAGCACTAGCACCTGCAAAAATCAATCCAACAAAACTTCTAGGTGGTTCCTCCTTTGCAATTAAAAAAATTAGTGTATCAAACAATATTGGACCTCAAAAAGGTGATTTGGTAGTTATTAAAACTCAAGTTATAGAAGTAAAAAACTTGATCAAAAGTTCTACTTTATTAAAGCAAGTAGAAATAACCAAAAAAAGAAAACAAGAAGAGAGGGATAAATTTTCAAAAAAAGAAGCAGAACTTGAAACAAAAAAAGAACAACCAGGAACAGAAAAAGTTAAAGTTCCTGGGGTTCCCAAATTGGGATTTTTAGAAAGAATTAAAAATATTATCTTCGCAGTTTTACTTGGAAGATTTGTTGTTAAGATGCTTCCAAATCTTCCAAAGTTACTTGGAGTAGTAAAAGTAGTTAGTACTGGTGTTGAATTTGCTGCAGATTTTTCTGTAGGATTGATTGATGCACTGGGAACTTTTATTCAAAAAACAGATGAAGCATCAAAACAAACTCGTGGATTTCTAAAGACCGTGGGTGGGGATAATGCAGTTAAAATTTTTGATGGATTTAATAATGCTGTTAATGCAGTTATTATTGCTGCAATTGCCGCAACACAATTACCCTCATTTGATAGGCCTAAAACTGAACCATCTGGCGGTGTTCCCTCATCAGGATCTGGTCAAACAGCATCAAGATTCGGCAAAAGAACATTAATAAGAACACTTGGTAGGGGCGGTGCAAAAGTAGCACTCAGGGCCGCAAGACCACTTTTAAAAGCAATTCCTATAATTGGAGGTCTTATTGATTTTGCAATAAATTATTTTATTTTTAAAGAACCACTTGGAAGAGCAGCATTTAAATCTATTGGTGCTACACTTGGAGCGGTTCTTGGTGTAACACTTGGTTCTGCAATTCCTTTCTTTGGAAATATTGTTGGTGGTATTGCCGGTGGTAGTGTTGGTGATTGGTTAGGTGGACTTTTATACGATACTTTTTTTGGAAATAAAACCCCACAAAAACCAAAAGTTCAAGGTCGTGCTCAAGGTGGAGCAATAACAAGAGGTGGAAAGTTTACTGGTGGTCCTGCAAAAAGAGGAGTTTCCAAAACTAAAAAGAGAGGAGTAACTGCACAACCAACAAAATTAAAACCAGGTGCTGACATTGGTGGTCAAAAAAATGTTGAAAAAGTTTTTCCATCTCCTCAAGGTAAAGATAAAAATAAGCAAGTAAATCCTCTTGGATATATTAAAAAATCCAATGAAAAAATTAAGAATGCACCATTCTTTGGAGCACTATTATCTCTCAGGGACAAGGCATTAGTTGGTCAAAAACCAACACCATTAGACTATAGTATTGCTGCACAAGGACTTAATGCCTGGATGAATATGACATTCAGTTCTGGTGTATTGAGAGGTGGTGCATTTGCTAGTGGTGGTGAAGAAAATGCCGAT